TACCAAAGAATGAGGTAAGGGTCTGAATATTATTTTTTTTATTGTAGATCTTGTTAAGTACCTTATCAAACAACAAGAGTTTTACTTTGGCACTACATAACTTCTCTTTCTTTTTCATAAACACTTCAAAGTCAGACGCATATTCCTTTTCTAATACAGAAAGTTCCTTTTGGAATGTTTTAATAGCCGACTTCTTATTTTGCATGGTCCATATTTGTTCCAATGCAAGACCAAATAGTTGTTGCAATGGTTTCATCAATTGGTTTGTAATATAATGACTATAATCAATTTGCAGGTTATTCTCAACAATATAATCTGGTGTTTCTATCTTATCTCCCATAAGAGCCTTAGCCTTGTCATTAACAACGAATACAAATTTCATACGATCACCTGGTTTCGGTTTATTGCCTGGATCACGTTGTCCAATTCTATCAGCCAATACTTTATGACCAATTTGGTTGGGATTTTTGTAGTCACCTCGGAGAGCCTTAGTAATTGCCAATTTATCCATACTAACTCTACCTTCAATAAGTTCATTTAATGCATAATCCAAATACTTAATTGCACTAGCCACGTTATTCTCCTTCATAAGAATATTCAATATTTCACCATAGACATCTTTCAAGTAGTCGCAGGAGTCTCTCCGCTTAATGGATAATCCCATGTATTTCAAATACCCCTTGTTCGGATCTTCCTCGTACAGCATACCAACATAACGTTTCTTAGACAAGAGAATGAATGGCATGAGTGTTTTTTCATACTCTAAGTACATGGGTGGTTTTAAATAATTACTAGACAATACCGCTGCATCTTGTGCAATTTCAATCGTCATTTCAAGTGCTGGTTTGCCGCGGATTTTTTCACCAGTTTCAGGATGTTCCAGATTGAAAGTAAAGAAGACAGAATCAGTATCTCCATATACATACTCTGCTCTGCATCTTACTGGGCCATGTGATTTGGTTTCATATATCAAGTCCCCATATACCTCTTCTATGATACGCTTTCCATATATAATCATCATTCGACCGGTAGCAGTTGTCGATGCAGCAACGTCCTTTTCATAGAATGTTGATGTTCGCGATCCACATTGGCCATATAATGAGTTGGCGGTGACTTTGTATCCAAGTTGTCTCTTATCCAAAATATTCTGCACAAACGGGTCCTTTTCAGTCTTGATCATTTTACGAGTATCTTTCCTTGCCTTCAATAACTCTTCTAGAATAGATGGCATAATCGACTTTTGGTTGTCTGGTAACTGGGCCCATCGACACATCATATGACCAACTTTTGTCTTTTCTGCACGAGATGTCGGCGTTTTACGAATATATTTGAACGTGTCGTAGTCAATGTCAATATATTGGTATCCGGGTAGATTATCGTAGATAAAATTACCTTTTTTGTCTCGTTCCCCTGTAACTGAAATGAGGTCACCATCTAAGTTATATGATTTTGTCCATACCTTACTATCATGCGAATAATTTTGACTGATCATCGAGGATGGATATAGTGATGAATAATCTACACATGCGACTGGATTATCCATGTACATCGAACATTTCGGTGGAAGAACAATGGCTCCTTCATAACCATCTGCATCACCAGTTTTCTCTAAGTCCGGCATGAGTGTATTTTTATCACGACACTTCTTGGCAACGAAACTGGTTAATTTGATACCTTGTCCCCGAAAGATTAGGAAACTAATTGGTACACTACAAATACTCGCCATCTCAGTATAGCCAGTAATTACGTCAATCTTGTTCATTAGATGGTGTACCAGATTACAATCTTGAACACAGTATTTCGCAACAATTGCGCGATCAGCAGACGAACCATTCGCTAGTCTGAAAATATCTTGGGGAGTTACATCATCCTTTGCTGTTCCCCATTTTAGTGAACGGGTACTTGTTAAATCTTCATGACCAGCAATCACGATTACATTATACGTTTTAACACGTTCCTCCCCCTTTACCATCTCGATCACCTCTTTGTTCTGAATAATATCTAGTACTTGGAATTTCTTTCCATTTTTATAATAATCGATGGTGACACCACCAAGTTCGATATGCATATAGTCGCCCACATGAAGACCGGTAAGGTTGTTACTATACAATTCGGTTATATCACCGAAATCATCATGCGTTGTACATACAAACTTCTTAATACTATCGCTGATATACAATCCAGCCACATCATCCAATTTGTAAGACGACAGATTAAAATCGCGTCGGAAATAAGCATACATATCAATTTGTAAACGACCGGTCATCTTAGGATATCTAAGATCATATTCACCACTCGCGATTTGCATTTTTGTATTTTCAATCACCAAGTTCCGGTCACTGTCTTCATTCGCACATACTTCATTAATCTTACGAGATAATTGTAAGAATTTTCGCTCACAAGCATTCTCCTGGGCACGACGAAACATGAACTCATAATCAAAACCAAATATATTATATCCAATCATGATATCTGGGTTTTCAGTTTGTATTAGTTCGGACCATTTCAACAATAACTCTGTTTCGGTCTTCACGCTAACAATGTCGACATTACTTACCTTGTCACATGTACCTAGTGCAATACAGTTGTTTAAATACGGCTCCACATCACCATATTTCAAGAAGGTGGAACCGATAAAGGTTACTTTGTCACCCTGTAACTGTGGAAACAACTGTGTCATAACTTCATTAGTCAATTGTATTTTTTCCTCTCTGTCGTATTTATCCAATCCGACAATAACATCCATAATAGTCGTCTTGTTATCAATCCTTGCCTTTTTTTTATATTTCGCATAGTTATAGGCAGTAGCGTTGTTATCTCCCCCAACTGCCTCGGCCTCACCTTCTCCATCCCCACCAGAGGTTTGTAAGCTCTCTCTCATATCTTCAAACATCTTATCAATAAGAAGTAGATGGGAGTTATCTTGGTCACTAACATCTTTGGCATTTTTGATGGGGGTCTTATACAGCATCTCGATCCGTTTTAACACAGCGTCTTTTGTCATATGTGTTTTGGGATATACCAGATCAACATCATCAAAATTGTCGTAGTTAAATGCAGTTAAGACGCACCGTTTAAGTAACATTACGCCCATTGCATTATCCATGTAAGCAGACTGTTTGATAAATACGTCAACCAGATTGGTAGCAAAACGTTTGTATGTTTTAATCGGAACAGGGAAATCGCCATGGCTACTACTAGCTTCAATATCAAAACTACATATTTTATATGGAACACGAGCTACTTTTTCTGGCAGAGGGGTCAGATCTTTTAATGATATAATATATTCGTAATGGCATGTTGTCGTTTTTACTGGCGGTTTGGCTGTCCGGCTTAATTTAAAAGATACCCAACCAGATGGACTAATGTTATTAATATGGAAGTATCGTAGCAATGGAGGGATATTGCTTTCATACAACTCAATCTGGATTTTTTTGTGTTCGAGGTTAATGCGATAGCGATTGCCAGTAGTGTTATCATAGACAAACCATAAATTTTTGACTTTGTTCATAACTGCTGAATTCTGAAACACAAGTTTGATGAATTTGTGCTTTCGTCCACCAGAGAAACCATACAATTTGTTATGTTCCACCAAATGGGACGAGATAATCGAATCTTTAAATTTGTTACCTATCTTCTTTTTCAATTCATCAACAAACGTATTTTTATCATAATCAGACCAATTCTCACCTACTTTCACAAAGAAGAACGGTTTGTAGTTGTCAACGTATACACAACATGTTTCGCCTTTCTCGTTTACACCAAACATCTGAATAATAAACGTCTTGTCGTCCTTCTGAAATTTGTACTTAGTTTCTCCATCGGAACCAGAATCAGACCCATCATTTTGAGAAGCGGCCTCGTCATATACCTTAAAGTCAAATAACTTGAAGGACTTAATGACAGTCTTCTTAGGTTTGGTTACAACGGACATGTTTAACTGAATACTTACCCCCAATTATATTTAGATTATTTCAATAATACTTTATATTTGATACAAATTATTATTCAATTTTATCATTTCGAATATGCAGTACCTAACGTGGCGACTTTGTTTTACTTGCACGAGTAATAGGGGTATGTGTTGGACTGTATGGGCTACCACGAGTGCTACGTTTAATTCTATCAATCTGATAGCCACCAGTTAGTGAATTTCCGGACCGTACCCAATCATTCATTTTAGACGCGGTTCTGTCGCCTTGGTAATAAGTGATGTTACCGCCAGATATTTTAAAAATCGTAGGATACCCATCTATGTTGATTTTACCTCCATTCATTTGATTTTCGAGTTCGGAAATAGTTGCCAATTTATTAGGGTTGCTATCCTCAATTTCTAATATTGTAATAGGATGGTTGGTTCGTTGAATGTCATTCTTCATTTCGTCCCAATCCGGTTTCATATGATTACAATGAGGACACCAGTTTGCATAAATCAGTCCCACTACTGCCGGCTTTGCTACTGTTTTTTTAGATGGTTTCTTACTTTTCCTGGTACCTCGTTTCTGTCTAGTTGAACGAGTTTTTTTAACTCTTCGGTTTGTATTCCGTTTTACCATATATACTATATGAATATAAAAAGTGAGTACAACATTTTCTTTTCCTAATATATTATATAACTATTACCATAATGTCATATACTCGAACATTCGTAATCATATTCCTATGTGTGGTATTTTTACTCGGCATGTATGTAACAACTCTATATGAAAATAAACTGAATGTAGTCGATGAAAATACTAAACTTGAAGGTCTCGACGAAACCCCCGTACCAACCTGTCCGGATATGTTGGTACAAAAGGGTGCGGTCCTTGCCCTATACAATACAAAGCAACCAATTGTAGAGGGAAGCAATCCCATCCAATTCGGCAGTTTAGATGACTATATTCAGTATTTAGAAGTACAGCGCAAATCAGGAATTAATTGTCCAATACTCTACTTGCAACAAGAGAGTACCGCCCAGGGTAATGATGTGTATCGTCTCAGACCTAGTCCGTTTGATTTACAGGGTGGATTGCCAGCGACCAATAATGTGGTTACTGGGCCAGTTATACAAGTATCAGATGCAAATCGACTGAATGCTCCCTATAACACAAATAATTACCCTGGCTTTGATCCTCAAGGGCAATATGTAGGGGTTTATACCAATTTAGATGCAGTTCACGACTCGACCAAACAAGGTCAGGTCAGTGATAATCCAATGGATCAAAATTGGGCTGGAATACAATACACTAATATGGCTGTCGAAAGTGGAAAATATGAGGGCAATCAGGTCACAAAACCATTATTGTATACACCCAAGACTGCTTTTTATCCTTCTACGGTAGACAACGAGCGGGGTCCGGTTGATGTCATCTAATTCGATTTACTATTTCATATAACATGACAAGTTACGTTACATGAAATCTTATTCTTCGTTCTCCGTTATTACGTCATTTTCCACTGGTATACTTCTCACTAAGTATCGTCGAATGTTTTCAATCGACGATTTGTTTATTTTGCGTATTTTTCCGTTACTTTCGATTGTTAGGTTCTCGATACATCCTGGATTTCTTTGTAATTCTTCGATGAAATAAGGAAATGATTTGAAATGTTTCATGATTGCCATAGCAGTGATTGAACTGATGCCAGGTATTTGGCATAATATAATTTCACCAATGTTATCAGGGGTCACATTATCCTTTTTCACCTTTTTCACAACCGTGCAGTAATTAGAATTAGTAATTGTTTCCGTTGGGGTGGGTTGAGAAGAGAATGGATATAAGACATTTTCTGGTGTCATATCTTCTGTCGCAGTTGGTTGTTCTACGTTCCCTAAATACGCATTTGTTAGATAATAGGGTATTTTTCCTTTTGAAAATTCGCGGTCGATTTTGTCGGCCATATATAGTATCCACTCGGCCGATTCGCGAACAGTTGCCGCTCGATGTACACTAAATCCTTTGAAGAATTGCAAGGAAGTCATAGCCGAATAGATGATCTTGGTCTCTGTTCCACTACGTAATTGCGAAAACATACCTTCGAGTAAATAAAAAACAGAATGTGGCGGAAACCCACTAGAATTTAATAGGCGGTAGGATTGTTCTTCATATCTTCCGTCCTTTATGGATGATAATAGGTCTGAGAATGTTTTTCGCTCGATAATGAGAACATCTTTACCCTCATTCGTTTGTAATAATACATCCCCTATTGGAAGTACTTCGCGGGAAAGATCAACACACCCTGCACGTGTTTGTGCGCACATTTTCGCATCAAGGCTTTCATACAAAGCAGTCTCACGTTCATCTACGATAACTTTCATAACTAATAATATAATAAGTACAAATCCTTTATTATATTATCACAATTGTATTGTTATAGGGACTTAACATCCGTGCCAGTTCATGGGGAGAGTTCCCTGAGGACGAGATTGGCACACCTTGTTATTCTTGCCAATAGGCATCTTTAACATGGTAGAGTTCTGAGAAGTTTGACGAAGTGCAATGGAGGTTGCAGCTGAACGACCAACAAGAGCAGGGAAACCTGCCTTCTTGCTACCGCCGTCGGTAGATTGATTGGTTATGCTAGCAATGCTGCTCGTTTTTTTAGTTCCACTTAATACCATGATTATATACTTACTAAATATTTTATCTTGGTGAACACTAAAATATATTATAAAATAATATAAACGTAACCTCTTAATATATTATAAGACCTGAATTCATATTATTTGTGGAATAACATGAATATGGACGAAGATATTCGAATTGAAAAGAATGCTAATGGTGTCGAGACATATGTGTTTGACCCATTCAACTCCCTAAATAAAATAATCTCTGAAAATGATATTAGTAACATATTGTCGAATTATGGGATTAATGCGCCGATATATAATAAAAAATTATATGAACGAGCATTTGTTCATCGGTCATATACAAAACGACCTGATATTGAAAATACACAAAACAATATTACTATAATTGATTGCCCCAGTGATTGTTTGCCGTTATATACTAAATCTAACGAACGGTTAGAGTTTGTGGGGGATGGTGTATTAGAATGCATCACTAAATATTATTTGTACAGACGGTTTCCCAAGGAAAATGAAGGTTTTATGACCGAAAAAAAAATCGCACTTGTAAAGAATGAGTCCATTGGCAAGATTGCCTACGAAATGGGGTTACACAATTGGTTGGTGTTGTCCAAACATGCAGAGGCTAAGCAAATCAGAACGAATTTAAAAAAACTAGGATGTCTATTCGAGTCGTTCTTAGGTGCCCTTTTTCTGGACTTCAATAAGATTTCTATTCATGACGATGATGATTGGTTTCGCGATCTTTTTACAACTGGTCCTGGTTTCCAAATGGCACAAGTGTTTATCGAGACAGTTTTCGAGAAACATGTAGATTGGATTGCCCTAATTCGCAATGATGATAATTACAAGAATATTCTACAAGTTAAAATTCAGAAGGAGTTTAAAGTTACTCCCCACTACATTGAAATTTCTGAACATGATCCGGATAAAGGATATCATATGGGTGTATTCTTATGCTTGGGTCAGCCGATACATAGTGTTAATGTAGATCATGCAATTCAAATAACAAAATTTAATGGTTATAATGATATTCATCAACATATGTCACAATATAACAAAATATTCGTATTCTTGGGGGGAGGAATACACAAAATCAAAAAGAAAGCTGAACAATTTGCATGTGAAGATGCCATTGCAAAGTTGAACCGTTTCTAAGTATATTACATTGACTAAAATAATAATACATTTTGTTGTATTACTATTATTGAAATGCTTTTCATGCAAAATGAACTAGAATATAATTTATAGTAATACTCTATACACAATATTAGTAATGAGTATTCCAGCCACATATTTAGAACTATTAGAAACAAAAGTCATACCCATTCAACAATCAGATGTTAACATAGTAGGCATTTCTATATTGGATAAACGTAAACAGTCTACAATAAATAGGCAGTATATTTTAGATAAATTAAGAAACAAGGAATTATTTGTAGTGAAAGACAAAACGACCCAACTTAGTAAACCGACTGATGTACCCGGATTTGAAGAACCCAGTTCGACCATTATAACCGCAACTGTACCAGTCCCTACAAAAATCAACCAAGAGGTTATATTGTCAGAAGACGCGGATATTGATATTGATACAGAGGTTGAAACGGACAAGCCGATGGATGATATTGTACTCGATATTCAAACAGAACCTGTTATAGAAACGAGTGAAGATAAAGAAGAGCAAGAGCAAGAGCAAGAGGAAGATGACAATATTGATGATATTCAACAACTAATACGTGATAGGTCAAATGAGATAGTCGAACAAGAACAAAAGGATGTCGAGGAAGCAACTAAGAAGGTAGAGGAAATCGTCGTAGAGAAAAAGAAGCGTGGAAGAAAACCAAAGGCGAAACCGGGTGATCAATCTGACGTGGTTATAGATAATGTCGATCTAACTTCTGTGGTTATACGTACACAAAAAGTATCCGATCGCTTACCAAAAGAACGCGAAAAGAATATAGTAGTGGCGCCACCCTATTATATGAACAATCGCAAATTATTTATACAGAAAATGGCCGCTCTTTTAGAGCCAAGACGTAAAGAGATGTTAGAAAATTCGGAAACGATATCTTGTGATAGGAAACAGACAGACACATTCGATCTTTTAACGCACCAAAAGATTGTTCGTGATTATTTAAACATATACACACCATATCGAGGTTTATTATTATACCACGGTTTGGGATCTGGTAAAACATGTACATCTATTGCCATTGCCGAGGGAATGAAAACCAACAAACAGGTTTTTGTAATGACTCCTGCTTCTTTAAAAATGAATTTTTTCAGTGAAATGAAGAAATGCGGTGATGAGTTGTATAAAAAGAACCAGTATTGGGAATTTGTATCGATCGACGGCAATCCAGAATATGTTTCTGTGTTATCGAAGGCTCTTTCTATATCTACACAAACTGTTCGGTCTAATGGCGGAGCCTGGTTGGTCAATGTAAACAAACCTGCAAATTTCACTGAATTAACATCAGAAGAGCAGAAATCGGTAGATACACAATTGAACGAAATGATACGCGCAAAGTACAAGGATATTAGTTATAATGCTCCCAATCTCATGAAAATATTAACCCAACTTTCCAAAGATATGACAGAAAATCCTTTCGATAACTCGGTTGTGATAATTGACGAGGCCCATAACTTTGTCAGTCGAATTGTTAATAAAATTTCCAGACCAAAATCGGTATCTTATCTCTTATATGACTACCTGATGAAAGCCAAGAATGCACGTATTGTATTATTATCGGGAACTCCTATTATCAATTACCCGAATGAGATTGGTATATTGTATAATATTTTAAGAGGATATATCAAAACATGGTCTATGAATGTCAATGTAACCACGAGTGCTAAGGTTGACACACATTCCATATTAAATGTCTTTGACAAGGCTAATATACGGACACATGACTATGTTCAATATACGGGTAACACGTTAACTATTACACGTAATCCGTATGGATTTATTAATATGAAGAAGAAGGGTGTTTTAAAAGGCACTCAGCGACGCGAACGAGCACCTGCGGCTAGGTCAACGAAAAAGGTATCCAGTTCCAGTAAAAACAAAGTGGGTGGTGCAGGCGATGCATTCGACCGCTATGCCGGAGTGAAGCTAGACGACAGTGGAAACTTGTCAGATGATGATTTTATTAAACATGTACGAAATGCATTAAACAAATCAGGTCTGGAAGTATCAGATGCATCAATTGAAATCAAATTAAACAAAGCCTTGCCTGATGTGTCAGACGTGTTCTTAAAGACATTTGTTGATGAGGAAAGAGGCGAAACCAAGGATATTAATTTATTCCAACGCCGTATTCTAGGATTAACTTCTTATTTCAGAAGTGCACAAGAGAACCTGTTACCTCAATATGTTCCCACCGAGAGTGGTGATATTTATCATGTGGTCAAGACTGAGATGACACCATACCAATTTGGAGTATATTCGAAAATAAGAAAGGTAGAGGCTGACCGCGAAAAGAATGCGAAAAAACAGGCACGGAAGAAACAGGGCGACGATCTCTTTACAATATCCTCCACCTATCGTATCTTTTCTAGGGCAGCATGTAACATTGTTTTCCCCGAAGGCATTGAGCGTCCAGTTCCAAATGTCGTTGAAGATAAGATTGACGAGAACATTGTTGATGTTGTACCAGAAGAACTAGCCAGAGAAGTTGATGTTTACTCAAATATAGACGATGAACCCAATGAAATAACAGAGGTTGACCAAAATAATTACGCAAAACGGATAGAAACTGCACTTACACAAATAAGTGAAGTCGACCCTGATACTACCCGTAGTAAATATCTAACACCAGATAATTTACAACACATCAGTCCAAAATTTTATAGCATATTGGAGAACCTAACCAACAACGATTACCGAGGATTACATCTATTATATAGTCATTTCAGAACAATAGAGGGCATCGGTTTAATGAAATTGATATTACTGGCCAATGGATTTGCCGAGTTTAAGATACAAAAACAGGGTGACACGTGGGAGTTAATCGAAGAGGAGAAAGACCGAGGCAAACCCACATTTGTTCTATATACCGGTACAGAAACCGCGGAAGAAAAGGAAGTTATACGTAATGTATATAATGGGGACTGGGGACTTGTCCCTCTTGCCATCACGAATAAACTCAAAGAACGTGCTGACAATAATATTTATGGAGATATTATCAAAGTATTTATGATCACTTCGTCTGGTGCAGAAGGTATTAATTTAAAGAATACTCGTTATGTTCATGTGGTGGAACCATATTGGCATATGGTAAGAGTTGAACAAGTGGTTGGACGTGCACGCCGTATATGTAGTCACCAAGATTTACCAGAGGAATTGCGTACTGTACAAGTATTCTTATATATTACTAGTCTTAGTGAAGAACAACGATTAGATGAAAAAAATATGGAGCTGCGAATACGAGACGTTAGTCGCATTGACCGAGTTACACCGGTAACCACAGACGAAACATTATATGAAATCGCCAGCATTAAACAAAAGATTAATAACCAGATCTTACAGGCAGTTAAAGAAACCGCAGTAGACTGCATGTTGTACTCGAAAACTACGTCTGATAAGGAAAAACCTATGATATGTTATGGGTATGGTAAGGTAGAATCCAATGCATTTGGATCATATCCTACATTCGAGATGGATCGTGAGCAAAAAATGGGATTGGATGTCACTTCTATTAACTGGGACGTTCAAGATATTTCTATCCAAGGCAAACGTTATGCACTACGAAAAGATACTATGGAATTGTATACATTTGATAGTTACCAAAAAGCAGTCGAAAACCCCGGACTTGAACCTGATTATGTTGGACGACTGGTTAATGAAAAAGGACAATACAAAATTGTAGAGTAAACATGCAACCAATTTGATTTCATAAAAAATTGAATACTTTTATGAAATAGTAGAGATAGTAACCAAATAGTATTTACATATATGTAAAAATGAACAGCCCAAAAGAACGCTCACGGACCTCATCCTATTCAATCTCCTATCATGATGACTGTAATGAATGTGATAGGACAACTATGTTACATTGTTGTAATAAATGTGGAGATGGGGTATGCTTGAACCCAACCTGTTGTACCACGTTTCCGCATTACAATAATAGTACCTATGTTGTTTGTACTTCTTGCATTCGTAGCATTGACAAAAATCTATATGTATTGATTGACTTAGCACAATTGGCTAGTCTAAAAAACAAAATAACAACTAAATCCACTTTTAGTAAAAGGCATGGTGCACGTATTGCAAAAAAATCTAAGTAGTATAATATAATGTTAACATTAGAAAAAAGGTATCTCCTTTTTTTATTGGGTTGTATACCATTGAGAATAATAATTGCCATTATACCACTCTATATTGATACAAAGCTCCTTCCTTACTATGGGTTGATCTTGTCGCTTTTTGCGATTGCATTCTTTGTATTGTATTTCAAACAATTACGAATGAAGGCATTTGAAGGAGGAGGAGATACTTGGTGGGCAGATTTTAGAATATTGCATGGCCTGCTTTACTTATGCGCAGCTATCTATTCGTTTCAAGAAAAAATCCTAGCATCGGTACCATTACTGATAGACGCTATACTAGGATTAGTCTTGTTTATTTATCACCATTTCATGTAATTTAACATATTCGTTTTCTGCACAAAACACAACAATCACCTGTATGCTTATTGTGTTTTATATTATTTGCAAAACAGGTTGTACATACTTTATGATTACACCTAGGAACGACATAATTTGTTTCTTCCAATTCTGTCATGCAAACAGGACATGTTTCTATTTCAGGGGGCGCAGTATTTAACATTTTAATAAATTCGTCGCATTTTTGAATAGAACTTCGTATGTATTTTTTCTCCTCTGCAATATGTATGTTGTTCGGTGGAATTGGACTGCTAATATAGTCTTCCATTAACGGGTACAAGTGTTTTGATAAACCATACTGAAATTGTGCATTGCTCTTTGCATACACTGGTTTTTTATTATATTTTATAAAATTATCCACATCTTCCTTCAATTGTAGTTCTTTGAAAAATGCATCAATGTCGGCGTCACTCATCTTACTTATTCCATAATCATTGCCTTTCCATATACACAAAAAAGTTTTTCAATTTTGTAAAGTATTTCATTTATTGTAGTTTCTTAATAATGATATGACAAGATAATGGTTCTGATAATGCACCAGTTGCTTCATCTATTTTTAATCCACCAGCATTAGCACTCTCCGGATTATTTAAACTAATTATCGAGTTTATTGTAGGAGGTGTAGTGATAATACACATTCCTACCGTTGCTCCTCCTCCTGGATGTCCTACAACGGTTTCTATTAATTCATTGCCGTTTAATACTACGACGATTTCGCCTGTATTTTGTATGGTAACTTGAAAGGTTATTTCAAAGATACAGTCCGGTGGCAATATAAATTCGGTTGTCGTAGTTCCATTTCGCTGTATTCCAAATGGATTGATTAATGGTCTAGGGAAACTAATTGCATTACCTGGGTCAATCGCTAATGGATTGTCATTCACTTCGCCAGGGACACCGCTCATTTGACCGTAAAAATCGGCAAATATCGATGAAAAACTGGGGCCCGTATCGCCTTTGTCTCCCTTATCACCCTTGGGACCAGTAGGTCCAGCCTCGCCATCATCTCCTTTGGCACCAGTAGGTCCAGCCTCTCCATCATCTCCCTTGGGACCAGTAGGTCCAGCCTCTCCATCATCTCCCTTGGGACCAGTAGGTCCAGCCTCTCCATCGTCTCCCTTGGGACCAGTAGGTCCAGCCTCGCCATCATCTCCCTTGGGACCAGTAGGTCCAGCCTCGCCATCATCTCCCTTGGGACCAGTAGGTCCAGCCTCGCCATCATCTCCCTTGGCA